CGGGGGCGACGGCTACTGCGCGGCCTGCGCGGGCCCCTGCCCGGACTGCCCCGAAAGGCTGAACCGGCCGCAGACGGTCGAGGGCTGGCAGGTCTGGGACCTGACCCAGCGCCTCGGCGGCCAGCTGCGCATCGCGCCGGGGGCCGTCATCGGATGGGACATGGGCGCCGCCCTCGCGCTGGCGCAAGCGCTGGGCGTCAACGCGCTGATCGCCGCCGAACTGCTGCCCGAGATCGAGGCGGTGATGGTGCGCAAACTGAACGAGCAGATGGAAGGACGCCGGAATGGCTGAAAAGAAGGTCTCCGTCCGCCTCGTCGCGGAGGGCGGACGCCGCGTGCGCGCCGAACTGGAAGGTGTCGGTGAGGCCGGGGCCCGCGGCTTTGGCCGCCTGGCACGCGAGATGGAACTGGCGAATACCCGGCTTGCGGCCTACGCACGCCGGGCGGGCCTCGCCCTTGGGGCCGCCGCTGCCGCCGCCACGGCTTCGCTCGGTCTGATCGTAAGGTCTACCGCCGAGAGTGCCGCGCAGATCCGGCAGTTCGCGCAGGTTGCCAATACGACGCCTGAGGCCCTGCAACGTTGGTCGGCCGGAGCGCGGACGGTTGGCATCGAACAGGAGAAGCTGGCCGACATCCTGAAGGACGTGAACGACCGGGTGGGGGATTTCCTGCAGACCGGCGGCGGGCCGATGGCGGATTTCTTCGAGAACGTGGCTCCGCGCGTGGGTGTCACGGCCGACCAGTTCGCCCGCCTTTCCGGCCCCGAGGCGCTTCAGCTTTACGTCGACACGCTGGAACGGGCGGGTCTCAGCCAGCAGGAGATGACCTTCTATCTCGAGGCCATGGCCTCGGACGCCACCCGCCTTTTGCCGCTTCTCCGCAACGGCGGGGCCGAGATGGCCCGACTTGGCGACCAGGCATCCGACCTTGGCGCGGTTCTGGACGGCGATGCGCTGGAGGCGCTGCGCCGCACGCAACGGGCGCTGGGCACCGTTTCCCTCGTCTTCGAGGGTCTGCGAAACCGGATCGCCGTGGCGGTCGCCCCGACCATTGAGGCGCTGGCCAATGCCTTCGTGGCGCTGGCCTCCGATGGCGGGATCCTTCGCTCGGCCATCGACACGCTGATCGGCAACCTTGGAAGGCTGGCGTCCTATGCCGCGACCTTCGCGGCCGTCATGGCCGGGCGGTGGGTGGCGGGTCTCGCCGCCGCGGCCCTGTCCGTGCGCGGCCTGGCCACGGCGCTCGTGTTCCTGCGTGGCGCCCTCATCCGCACCGGCATCGGTGCGCTGATCGTTGGCGCGGGCGAGTTGGTCTACCAATTCTCACAGCTTGTCGCCCGGGTCGGTGGCGTGGGCGAGGCCTTTCGCCTCCTCGGCGATCTGGCCCGCGAGGTCTGGTCGCGCATCCGTCTGTCGCTGGACGCGGCGCTTGCCCGTATGGCGGCTGGATGGGAGGGGCTGAAGGCGGCGGGTCTCTCGGCGCTGGAAGGTACCATCGCGGGCGTCGTCAGCTTCGGTGACCGGACAGCGGCGATCTTCCAGGGAGCCTATGACGCGGCAGTCGCGATCTGGGGAAGCCTGCCGGGCGCCATCGGCGACTTCGCCTTCCAGGCCGCTAACGGGCTGATCTCCGGCGTCGAGGCGATGCTGAACGGCGTCGTCACCCGCATCAACAGCTTCATCGAGACCCTGAACGCGGCGCTGGCCTTGCTACCGGAATGGGCCACCGGCGAAGGTGGCGTGCGGATCGGCGTTCTCGACCCGGTGGAACTCGGCCGCATCGGCAATCCCTTTGAGGGGGCTGCGACCGCTGCCGGTGCTGCCGCGGCAGACGCCTTTTCGGCCGCGCTGTCACGAACCTATCTGGAACCGCCCGATCTCGGGCTTGGCGCGATGGCCGACGATGCCCGCGCCCGCGCCGATGGCTATCGCGAGGCGGCCGGGATGCTGGCCGATGCCGCCAGTCGGCCGCTCGCCAGCTGGCAGGCGCTGAAGGATGCGGTGACCGGCACCGGAACGGAGGCCGAAACCGCGCTGGCGGATGCGGCTGGCGCGGCCAACGCCCTCACGGCCGGGCTGAGCGACACGGCCACCGCTGCCGATGGCGCGGGCGGAGCCGCGCGCGACGCTGGGGCTGCTGCGGCCGAGGGTGCCGAAACGGTCCTGACCGGCTGGCAGGCCGTCACCGCTGCTTTGGCCGACTACGCCGCCAAGGCGCGCGACATCGGCGGGGATATAGGCAGCGCGCTGGTCGGGGCATTCCAGAGCGCGGAGAACGCCATCGGCGACTTCGTGAAGACCGGCAAGCTCGACTTCCGCGACCTGGTCACTTCCATGATCGCCGATCTGGCCAAGCTCGCCGCACGGCGCTTCATCCTCGGCCCCATCGCAAACGCCCTTTCAGGCGCGCTGGGCGGCGCGGGCGGGATTTTCGCGAACATCCTGCATGCGGGCGGCGTAGTCGGCGCCCCTGGTCCCGGACGCATGGTCCCGGCGCTGGCCTTCGCGGGCGCGCCGCGCATGCACAATGGGGGCTGGGCCGGGCTGCGGCCGGATGAGGTGCCCGCGATCCTGCAGCGCGGGGAACGCGTCCTCTCGCGCCGGGAGGCGACGGGCTACGGCCAGGCGGGTGCCTCCACCGTCAATGTCACGATCAACGCCCGCGACGCCGAGAGCTTCCGGCAATCACGCACGCAGGTCGCGAGCGACATCGCCCGCGCCGTGTCGCTCGGCCGCCGCGGCATGTGAGGAACCGCCATGGCATTTCACGAGGTCCGGTTTCCGGACAACATCAGCCGTGGTGCGCGCGGCGGCCCAGAGCGCCGCACGCAGATCGTCGAACTGACCTCGGGCGCCGAGGAACGCAACGCCAGCTGGGCCAACTCGCGCCGCCGCTACGACGTCGCCTATGGTATCCGCCGCGCCGACGATCTGGCGGCGGTGGTGGCGTTCTTCGAGGCGAGGAACGGGCGCCTCTATGGCTTCCGCTTCAAGGACTGGGCCGACTTCAAGTCTTGCCTGCCATCGCAGACGCCAGGCCCGACCAACCAGCCGATAGGCACCGGCAACGGCGCGGCGACCCTGTTTCAGCTGACCAAACGCTACACCTCCGGCGCGCAGTCCTGGACGCGCGCGATCACCAAACCCGTCGCCGGGACCGTTACCATCGCCCTTAATGGCGCGCCGCAGTTCTCCGGCTGGTCGGTTTCCACGACCACCGGCCTCGTCACCTTCACCACGGCCCCCGCCGCCGGCATCGCCATCACCGCAGGCTTCGAATTCGACGTGCCGGTGCGTTTCGACACCGATGCCCTCGACGTCACCCTCGATCTCGAACGCCTCGGGTCGATCACCTCGATCCCCCTCGTGGAAATCCGCACATGAAATCCCTGAACCCTGCGCTGCAGGCCCATCTCGACGACGGCACCACGACGCTAGCCTGGTGCTGGCGGATCACCCGCGCCGATGGCGTAACCTTCGGCTTCACCGACCACGACCGGAACCTGTCGTTTGACGGGACCGAGTTCGAACCCGAAAGCGGGCTGACGGCGTCAGAAGTGCGGTCTGGGTCGGACCTGTCCGTCGATGCGCAGGATGCCCAAGGCGTGCTGTCGTCTGACCGGATCACCGAGACCGATATCCTCGACGGCCGCTGGGACAATGCGGCAGTAGAGGTCTGGCGCGTGAACTGGTCGGCCCCGGCGCAGCGCGTGCTGCTGCGTCGCGGGGCCATCGGACAGATCAGGCGCGGGCGGCTGGCCTTCGTGGCCGAAGTGCGGTCACTGGCCCATGTCCTCGGCCAGACAGTCGGACGGACGTTTCAGGCCAGTTGCGACGCTGTGCTGGGCGACGGCCGGTGCGGCGTCAACCTTGAGGCCGCGGCCTTCAAGGGGACTGGCGCAGTGATCGATGTGCTGCGCGACCGGGCCTTTACCGCCAGCGGCCTTGGCGCCTTCGCGACGGGCTGGTTTGCCTTCGGGCTGGTCGAATGGTCGACCGGCGCGAATGCCGGGCGGCGGATCGAGGTGCTGTCGCATGACCTCGTCGATGGCGTGGCGATCCTGACCCTGCTGGAAGCGCCAGTGCGGACGATCACGGCGACGGATGCCTTCGTGGTCCGGGCAGGATGCGACAAGCGGATCGCCACCTGCGGCACGAAGTTCGCCAATGTCGCGAACTTCAGGGGGTTTCCGCACATCCCCGGACAGGATGCAGTCCTGCGCTATGCCACCAAGGATGGCGGGCACGAGGGGGCGGTGCTGTGACTGCGCCAGTTCCGACCGCCGATCCAGCTCATGTCATCGCCGTCGCGCGGTCATGGCTCGGCACGCCCTACCACGACCAGGCCAGCCTGCGCGGGGTCGGCTGCGATTGCCTCGGCCTGGCACGGGGCGTCTGGCGCGAGGTGGTCGGGCCGGAACCGTTCCCGATCCCGCCCTACAGCCGGGACTGGGGCGAGACTGGGCCGAGTGAGGTGCTGGCAGATGGGGCGCGGGCGATGATGCACGAAGTCGCACCCGCCGATGCCCCACCCGGCGCGCTGGTCCTCTTCCGCATGATGCCCCGCGCCATCGCCAAGCATGTCGGGATCCTGACCGGGGCCGACACCTTCCTTCACGCCTACGAACGCCTCGGCGTGATCGAGGAACCGCTGACGCCCGCATGGCGACGCCGCATCGCCTTCGCCTTCCTGTTTCCCGCACGCTGAGTTTCCGCCATGGCCACGCTTGTCCTCGGCGCTGTCGGTTCCGCCATCGGCGGGGCCTTTGGCGGCGCGATCCTCGGCTTCTCTGGCGCAGCCATCGGCGGCTTCATCGGATCGACCATCGGGTCGGTGGTTGAC